CAGCGGGCTTCAAAAAGGCGGGCTAGAAGTTAATTTTAACTTTTGTATCTAAAAGTTTGCAATATAGTAAGTAATTTATACTGCAGCCGTTATATAAACATGCTTGTTCAAGATGTAGCCAAAAGTTTGGAGTTTTGTAAGATTTTTTTTCTCGCGGCGTGAGCGAATTACTGGTAATTGTATATTTAGTTTAACAAATACGATGGTTTAAGATGGTCTTCGATCTAGGGATCATATAAATAAGTATAAAAGCGACCATCTTGCACCAACTACTATCATACTATCATTTTTTCTTTTTTAATTTGATTAACTCTGAGAGATACCATTGAGCCTTTTGCAAGTCCTCTAGCCCATTCTTATGATTAAATCTCCACATGTACTTGATGACGTTCCCCTGTAGGTAAAATTGGTAGCCATCTCCCGTAGCACTTTTGATTGCGTCTATACATTCAACCTTTCCTTTTCTGTAGTGGCTAGGTCTGTTTACGTTATCTTTAGCTTTCATCTTGATCCTCCAAATAATCTTCTATGTTTAAAATTGTATGCTGATTGATGTATATGGGGGTATCTTCGCCTACCCAAGACCCAATTACGTTGTAATCAAAATATTCTATGGCATCATCTTCTTTCATATGATTGTCATGCATAAGTATTAATATGCATTTATCGTAATCATATATCGCCACTTGTTTTCTACCGAAGGCACTTATAGTTGTGCCTACAAACGCATCTTCAAACCCATCTGCTAGTCTCATTTATTTCTCCTACTCTTTTAAAATATTTTAATTCAAAGTGTGCCATTGGCTCCTGATCTTGCCAATCGTTTCTATCTGATCTACCACCTTGCTTGATGGTGAAAGGGGAAAAAAAATCCAAATAAGCTAATACATCTAGCCACGACACCAATAGTATTGGAGTTGTATTTGTTTCTTTTCCTAATCTCCTAGCCTCTAAAACTTTTGCTAGTGATATTATGTATGTGGGGAATGTTCCAAAATTATGTGTTCTGCATTTTACTTCTGCCCAGCCAACCAGCAATTCTGATCGATACATAGAATAATCTAACTTATAGGACATTGGAAGTTTGTGGTAGACTATGCCCCAACATTTTGAGACATAGTCTAGAACTTGTTTTTCTGATCTTCTATCTTGTGAAGTTTCATATAAAGACCTAGCCATAAGTTTAATTTAACTTCTAGGGCTTTTTTCTAACCAAGCAATTACATCTGATTTCTTATAAAGTCTTTTAGGTCTGTTCTTTTCAGACTTAATTATTTCAAAACTTTTTGGGAAAGTAGAGTTCTCATCATTGATTATGTTATATAATGTCATTCGACTTATAGAAAGATAATTAGCAACACCATCTAAAGTCAAATAGTCTGATTGAATATCAGCATTATTCTCCGACTTTTTCTTTGTCATTTTCTTGCCTTTCATCAGGTGTGCCATCTTCATTAAGCTTAACCATAGCAACCATGTATCTTGAGCCAATCCAATCTTTGTGCAAAGCCTCAGGGACATCATTTGGATGTATTGTTAAACGTATGTTCGTTCCATTTTTGTCTTGCATCATGGATGTTTTGACTGCTTCAAAATGAACATTAGCAATTTTATTTTCTTCTTCCATTTAACTCTCCCTTAAAATGGTATTTCGTCATCTAATATAGCACTAGATGATGATTGTTGTTGTTGCTGAGGGGCATTGCTTTTAGTGTAGCCATGTTGTTGCTCTTGTCTTTCTCTTTCAACATTCCCTATTATTCTTAAATAAGGAGAACCCGCCTTGCTCATCTTTTTCCAACCAACTAAATTAATTTTAGGTTGGCTTATGCCCTCTTCCTTTTGTTTTATTATGTCGTTAACAACTTCCATTTCCAATGAAAGCATTCCTGAGTAATCAGGACTTTTGTCTGACCTTTTTTCTCTTTGGGCAAATAGCCCACCCGTTGCGGGATATTGATTATTGTCCATTATTTTCTCCTTTATCATTGACAATTTCTTCTGCTCTCTTCTTGAAAGCCTTTTCTACGTCTTCGTAGTCCTTTGGGGATAGGTTTTCTAAAACTTCCCGTGCCTCTTTATTGCTTTTCCAAAAGCCAACTATATCTGCTCTACTAGTTTTGCTTGGTAAAAACTGAATGAAGACCTCTTTGATAAACTCTATGCCTTTTATAGTTTCTTTAGTGTTATCTAAATTTAAAAATGTTGCTTTAGGCAGATTATCTTTATCATTAGTTTCATTAGTACCGCCCTTTATTTCCTCAGGTCGCTCCTCTTTAAAACTGTCAGCCTCATCCTCTGCGTATACGTCTCCATGAAGACCAACTAATTTTAGTATAACTCTGTCCTTAGCCCTCTTCTCAGCCATAGCATATGGATAGCTATTTTTATTATTTGACGGGGATGCCTCGCCTATAGACCATTCTGACTTATCGCCCATATGACCCATGACCATTAGACTAACAACTCTTTTGCTACTGTCATTTTCTAATATTTGAGGGGCATCAAACTTAATGTTTCGAGCCACCGCAACTTTTTCCAAAGCCTTATGTAAAAGAACATAAGTTCCGTGACAGTTCCATCCCGCATCTGTGTGGTTCATTCCTATTTCTTTTAAGGTTTCTACAACCTTATCAGGTATATTGCTTTTCATTTTAATCCCCTACATACCAAACATTTTATTAATAAAATTATTCCATGCATTACCTACATAAAGATATGCCCTTATGAAAACATTTTTCTCCACCTCTTTTGCCTTTCCCGTAGCCTCTGCAATATGCTCTGCTATTAAAGACCTATCCTTTGGTCTTTCACTTATTACTCTAGGCTTTAATTTTACAAGACCACTTTTTTTAACTTTCCTAACAACTCTTTTAGGTATCTTTATTTTTTCTGTCATATCGATCTTCCTTTATATTGGTTACAAAAATCAGCAACTGAACAATAGTTGCCACATCGTGTGTACTCGCCACCACGAAATTCAATTTCTAAATGAGTTTTTTTGGCATATGCTTTGTCCGTTTCATTGTGCCATTCAATGTATTTGATAGCCTCTTCTTCGCTATCTAAAACTCTCAATGCCCTCTTCTGCCCTTTTTTCTTTACTGCCCATGTGTCGTTCTTTTTCCACATTTCTTCAGAACTACAAAGACCTAAATCCCCATGAACATCAGCCAAAATCTGTGCCTCTTGATGTAAAGCCATTCTGTCAATTATATATTTTGATGCTTTTTCGTGATCCCATAAAGGTATATCAACAAAAACTATAGGTGCTTTTGGATAGTCTTCTTTTCTCTCTGCGTCTCTTCTGTTCCAATCTCTCAAGATTGCACATATTTTAAGATTAGTTACTTTGCTTTTATTGAAAGCATGTTTGTCATTTACCAAATAGGCATAACAATTTAATTGATTTTCCCACTCAGGCTTTCCGTATATTACAGACCAAACTGACGTAACCTTGTAATCAACTATGGTTATTTTGTCGTCTTTTATCTCTTGCCTATCAACCGCACCTGACAAAACCCAACCACTAACAGTAGAATACAATCTCTCTTCTGTTATGCTATCTTCTGATTGTTTTGAATTTTCTAGAACTGAATGCACCGCAGTACCAAACAATGCCCAAACCATATCAACCGCATCCACCTCTATCTGATGATCGTGCTTTTCTTTCATTAATCTTATCTTGGGGCTATCTATTAAGGTAGTGACAGATATGTCAGCTTTACCTTTACTGTATTTATCGTTTATGGCAAAGTCCACAAAAGGTTGTGGCATACCAAAGTTATTGGTTATTTTCATGTCATTTCTCCTTACGCACTTTTATAGATAATAGGAATACCAATTTATGTCAACAGAAACCCAAAAAAAAATAAATTTTATTATCGAGGGCGAACCCGCAAGCAAGTCAAACTCAAGAAAAATAGTTACATTTGGCAAAAGACCCGCCCTGATAAAATCAGATAAAGCTAGAAATTACGAAAAGATTTTTGCTCTTCAATGCCCACAATTAGAAAATCTTATTGAAAAAGATGTCAAAGTAGAGTTAGTTATATATTACTCTTCAAGAAGACCTGATTTAGATGAGAGTGTTATCTTGGATTGTATGCAAGGAAAGATATATGCTAACGACAGACAAGTTAAACAAAAGTATATATATTGGGGATTGGATAGAGAAAGACCAAGAACTCATGTCAGAGTGTCGACTCTGGAAACATGTGATGTGCCAAGCGATTTCTGATTTGTATTTAGGAACTGCAAAAGAAAAACTATCTGTGGCTGAGTGGATTATCAGCGATGACTATGATCAGGTTTGCGATATGGCAGAATTAAATGCTAGCAGATTAAAAAAATATTTATTTGAAATTGCAAACAGTAAACCTATCGTTGCTAGATACTTGGGCGAGAAGTTGAAGAAGACAATTCAAAATAGAAGTTCCCCCTACTAGTTATAACAAGAACTAGTTATAAATATATATAATATAAACTAGTTATATATATACTAGTTATAACTAGTAATACTAGTAGAAGTTAAAATTAACTTTTGGAGTACATGGGCAATTATGGGGTACACGACAAAGGTGGTATTAAGTTTCTAAACTTATAAAAATAATAATTTTTTTCATTGACGATTATTTTTTATGGAACTATCTTTTTCAAATTGCGTAAGGAGAAAACATGGAACTAGCATCAAACATCAGGGCAAATGCCCTCAGATTAGGTAGCGGTCAACACAAGGTTAACTGCCCCTTTTGTTCGCATAAGCGAAAGAAAAAAGATCAGAAAACAATGTCATTAAAAGTAGATAGCAGTCTTGTTATTTATAATTGTTGGCATTGCAATCAAAACGGGTCTGTAAAAATTGGAGATAATAACTTTAGGCTGATAAGGAGGAGCAATGTGGTTCATGCTGTAGACAAAAGATGGGATGATTTATCAGTTGAGAATGGCAGTATAGATTATTTAAAAAGCAGAGGAATATCAGAAAATACTGCAAAAATAGTAGGGGTAAAATTTAAAAAACATTACATTGCATCAGAGAAAAAAGAGATGCCTTGTTTGGTTTTCCCGTATGTCAACAAGGGCAATACTGAATTTGCAAAGCTGAGGTCGTTTCCAAGTAAGGGATTTTCTTCTCAGGGATCAGCGGTTAATTTTTTCAATATAGATAATGTTGAGACTAACGATTGGATTATTATTTGCGAGGGGGAAATGGATGCACTTTCATTTATCGAGGCGGGATACAAATCTGTTGTTTCGATACCACATGGGGCAGTAATGAAAGTAGTTGACGGCAAGATAGATGCACATGAAGACGGGAAATTTAAGTTTATTTGGAATGCCAAGAAGAAATTAGAACTGTGTGACAAGATTGTTATAGCTATGGATAACGACAAGTCAGGTCAGGCAATGGCTGAAGAGATAGCTAGAAGAGTTGGTAAGGACAGATGTTACAAATTAGATTATCCTGAGGACTGCAAGGATGCTAATGAGGTTTTAGTAAAGCACGGCAAAACAAAGTTGGATGAGATTGCATCAAATCCTAAGCCGTATCCCGTTTCAGGTCTTTACGATGCATCGCATTTTTATGAGGAAGTCGATGAGATATATGAGAAAGGTGTAGGCTCAGGGGCATCAACGGGATATGAGGAAGTAGACCCGCTATATACGATTGTCGAGGGTCAGCTAACAGTTGTTACGGGGCATCCATCAAGCGGTAAGTCAGAGTTTGTTGATCAGATAATGGTAAACATAGCAAAAGAAAAGGGATGGAAATTTGGAATATGTTCTTTTGAAAACGAGCCTAGAATACATATAGCTAAGTTAATAAGTAAGCATGTAGGCAAGCCATTTTTTGATGGCATTACACCAAAATTAAATAAGGAAGATTTGATTGAGGGGAAGAAATTTGTGCAAGATCATTTTTCATTTTTGTATCAGGCTGATGGCTCGCTATCTACGTTAGATAGCATTATGGAAAGAATGAAAGTTGCGGTAATGAGGCATGGAGTTAGGGGGGTTGTGATCGATCCATACAACTATATCTCAAAAGATAATTTAACTTCTGAGACAGATTGGATTTCAGATATGTTGACTGCCCTGAGAGTTTTTGCTCAGGCACATGGCATACATATTTGGTTTGTTGCTCATCCAACAAAAATGATGAGGAAAGATGATGGGACTGTCCCACCGCCAAAAGGATACGATATATCAGGTTCAGCCAGTTGGTTTGCTAAAGCGGACATAGGGCTAACTGTACACAGACCTAAGCCATCAACGTCAAGCATAAGTCAGATAATGATTTGGAAATGTAGATTTTCTTGGGTGGGTTCTATTGGGGATTGTGACTTGTCTTTTGACAAAATAACATCTAGATATAATAGTGTGGATAAAAGTTCTCATGCTGAGGACATGCTTGCACCAAGCGGATACAATATGCCAAAAACGAAATCTCCGCCTAGAAGTTATTATGAAAAAGAAGAAGATGACGAAGACTTACCATTTTGAAAACAAAACAGTTAAGCCTGAGTTTATAGGCAAATCAAATAAAGTAAGGATGCGAGTGGTTGATCAGACTTGTTTAGACAAGTTGCTACTCCATGATAGTATATCGCTAGATCAATTCATGATATTAGATAAACTCCAAATGGACTACAATAGATCAGGTATGGTGGGGATAAGGGCATCCAATTACAATCCAAGAATTATCGCTAGCCACGACACCAATAGCAATGACAATGAGATTTTAAGAACAAAAGTTTTTGAATGCTTACGATCGTCTAGATCAGCAGGTGGATCTAAGGTTTATGACACTCTGTTAAAAATAATAACTGATAAGGATTTAAGTCGTATTGATATTGAATTTATTGAAAATAATATAGGTGGGATTGTTAAGCCAATAAAAAACTTTTATGAAAGTTGGGGAAATAGTTGACTTAATTAAAAGGTGGGATTATGTTTTGTGAAAGTGATTGTTTTCTCAGCATCTCACTTCTTACGCAAGAGGGCGAGCCTCTCCAAGTTCGCCCTCAATTTTTTCCAAAAGTTTAATTTAACTTCTAGTCGTATAAATAGTTTTTATTTTGTTCAATGTCCCACCTATAAAATATGTGGTCATCAATTCTCATTACATATGTTTTAGTTTCAGCCCAACTAGGATTTACATAGTCAGCATGATAATGAGTTGCCCCCTCGACAAAGTCAGATAGATGCTCATTATAAACACCATTGGCAACATGTTTAGCATCTTCCCATGCCTTACCTTGTTTAGGTTTGTCACTCTTGCCATCACAGTACCAACTAAATTGGCATTTATTTTTGATAGGGAATGATGGTTTCCATTTGTAAGTTAAGCCTTGTTTGACTACCTCACAAACTGTATTGGGATACCTTGTATCCTTTACTCTATTCATGACAACTTGTGCAACTGCAACTTGCCCTATGAAACTTTGATTTTTAGCCTCATGATATATGTTGAGAGCCAAGCACATTAATGATGTTGTCAGCATTATGAAACCTCCTCAAATGCACTACCGCCCCGCATGTGGTGAATGCCTGACGATGATACTTTATTAACTCTTCCTATTTCTTTATCTTTATCTGATAAGCTAGTAGGAACATCTTCAAATTTTTCATCCATCCCCAATTCCTGAGGTGTCATTTTTTTGTTACGTTCAACAAGGTCTTTATGAGAATTTCTAACATCCTTATTTAAAAATTCATAAGTGCTTGAGTGACCGCCTTTTCCTTTTTTGTTCATTTTATATTCTCCACTTTATCCGTACACGGCTCGTACAGAGATGTTTGTTAAATTTAGTAGTATTCGCACAGAGGAGAAGTCAATCCCCTCTGTACAAGGCTCTAATGAGCCTTTGGTTGTGGCTTTCCATACATTTACCTGACATAATTTAAAGAGGTCTAGGTTTTGCCCATAATAAAAATCTCAAAGAAATATGCGAGGGGATAATTATCTAGGGATATATAGCATTTAGGTTAGAGGGGAATAATTATAAAAAACCTCAGGCATCCACTTTTGCCCACCAAATAGGAGTGACCTCTCCCTCTAATTATTTGACTTGAAAAAGATACTGCCAAAACTGACAAGTATCATTGTTAATCCAATAGAGCCTATAAACAAAGTTATAAATATTCCCTCTATACTTTGCATATAATATCCATCAGGATCAGCTAAGGTTACAATAGACATAAGCATTACACATATGCCCATCAAGAATAATAAAATTCTATCTATATTATCCATTATTCATTCTCCCATTTTTCTATTTGCTCTAATAAATTTTCAGCACATTCAAGTCTTCCATCAAGTATGCCAAGTTCTCTAGCATCAACATCGTCTTCATGACATTGTTTTCTTACGTCAGAAACCTCTCCTTTAAGCCATACTTTAATCCTACTTAAATCGTCAGGACATTCTTCATCTTCTTCTTTACCATACATTTTTTCATGCAAGCTATCCCTCAAATTTTCTAATTCATATATTGTATCAATTAGACAATCCATTTTAATAACATCATCCATCTCATTATATGATGTAGTGGTTTTTATTTTGCATTCTTCTTCATTAAAATTATAGCTAGATGACATTATTTTCATTGTTCATTCTCCTCAAAATTTTGAACATGTGCGGTTACGTTTATTAATGATCTCAAAAACTTATATTGATCATGAGTTAACTGCTCGTAATTTACGTCTATAAATTCTTCCATCTCCATAGGCTTTGGGATGAAATGAAATTTACTATGCAAGACCCAATCTTTATAAAGACGATCTAATTTTTTTAAATGATATTCTTTATTCATTTAATATCCTCTCTTAATTACATGCATTGATTTAAGCAGTAGATCAGCAATGTTATCGTTACCTTTTTTTCTCAGGTGCGATATCTCAGCATTAACTAATCCCTCTACCTCCAATATAGCCTCAGCCCAAGAAATTTTCTCAGGCTGAAGTTCTTTCCATTTTATTTTACTCATAGATATTCCTCCAAGTCTATTTGCTGACTATTAAATTCAGCTTGGTTAAATTGTTGTGCGACCTTTTGCTTTTCGATCTCAATATTGATTGCTATATCATGCAATCCATCTTTAATTAGATCAGCAATGATGCCGTCTAATTTTTGAATTATTTCTAATTCTGTCATTATAAAACTCCTATGATTAATATTGATACTAATATTGATAATGCGAAACCAATTTTGAAATAAAGATTTCTTACATAATTATCTTGATACATTCTATTTTGATAGTGCTTAAAATTGTACTTCATTTTGAACTCCCAAAAGTTAAATTAAACTTCTACAGACCTGATTTAGTTGCTCTGATCATGTAATCTACAAAATCAATAAACGTATCACGATCCATAAATTTTTGAAGACTGCCCTCATAAAATAATGGCTCTTTGTCAGGATCAGACATGTCAACAATCTCATGGCTGAATATCTGATCTCCAACAGTTAGAACGGGGCAATACATATACCCCTTATGAACCCAAGCGACTAAATCGCTTGGATTAACATTGCTTTGATTTAAATTAATTTGCATTTGATACCTCCTAATCTAACAAATTATTAATAACACCATTTGTTATTCTCTGAGAGACGTTAGTCTCTGCTCGTCTTAACTCAGGGCTTAATGAAACGATACACTCAGCGGGCTTAGTATCCCACAATGAACCACCTTTTTTTTCTACAATAAAAGGGCTAGTCTCAAATGATGCTAACCAAAGGTCTTCAATGTATGAAAGTACACCGCCCTTAGAACTGACAACATCAGCTTTATACATTTTGATATTGTCTTGCTCTAACCTAGCAATAGGATAAGGCTTTACATCGATAACAAAATGAGGTCTGCCTTTATACTCAACACCTGACAAACCTTTTTTCCAAACCTTATGATACCACAAAGGCGGGACATGTATTTTTCTATCGCCCCATGAACTGCTTGCATCTTGCTCGATACCTTTTTCTGTATCCTTTTCGCATATAACTTTTGCCTGAGTTCTTTGATGGTTTTTTCTCCACCAATCATAAGCAGTATTTTTTGACGAGTGTATTGCTTTAGTGTAAACGTCATACTGTTTATTAAACTCTTCAATATTGAGAATAGAATTTTTCTTTTGATCTTTTCTATATCCCACTATAGACGAAAGCATAGTTGATAAATTGCCAATAGATTGTTGCTGATCATAATCTAAATATGATTTTAACTGCTCCATCTTGTCAGCTTTTTTCTTACAAAATAAAGGATGTTGTCTGTACTGATACATCGATGACATTACGTCAGCAATATCAAGATCAAAATCTTTTAAAGAAGTTTGTAAGTTTTTGATAATATTTAAATGAACTTTGTGCTTTATGGCACTTTGTCTTTTCTTGCTCATAATTGTAACTCCAAATAATGATAGTAGTTGATGATTTGACCACAAGCCCAAATTAGCGGGCTTGTGGATAACTTAGTTTTGTTAGGCTACTTTGAGGTAAGTGGTCTCTCCAATGGGAGCCTCTTCCCCTCTCATGTCGCTTGATACCCAAAGGATAGGATACCCAACATCATGATCAGGATAATCGCTAATGCCCATGTCAGTAAAGTAAATGAAGTTATCGACATTGATATTGTTCTCAGCAATATAATCGAAGACGGGCATTACTCTTGTACCGCCTCGACCTTTACATGATATGTCCTCAATCTGATCGCCTTTCTCATACCTGACAACATCTTGAACATCATAGTCGCATGTAATGATCGTGACACTTTCAGCACCTGAGCTTTCAGCGATAGCATTAAGCTCGCCCAAGAAGTGGGATAACTCAATACTTGAAACTGATCCGCTCGTATCGATGCCAACAACAATGTCTCCACATCCGATCTTGTTTGATACGGGAGTGACAACCTCGTTTAAGTACCATTGTCTGCGATTAGGTCTGCGATAAGAATATCCCTCAGGCTGATCTCCGCCAACAAATCTGCGGAGTACATCTTTCCAATCAATCTGAGACCTCTTCATCTCGTC